GCAAGTATCATCTTCCACAGTTGTTATGTCTATACAACCCATGGAATCTTCCGCAACATAACACATTTCATTACGGAAGAGATCACTTTTATCGGTAATAAATAGAACATGAATCATTGTTCCTGTTTCAGGATGTATGTAGTATTGATTTGGCTGAAACGCACCAATGGTAGGAATAGTTAATTTCTTAACTTTATCTTTTTTATATTCTGTGAAATTTATTATTTTATCATCATTCAAATTTAAACTCCCCAAAATCTTTTTTATTAGACATTTTACCTTTAGTGGACCTGTCAAATAAAGGAACATCATCCTTGTCCACTTTCATTGTTCCAGTATCCACTAAATCGGATTGAGAATTTTCACCAAGATCAATAAGTTTCATTTTAGTTCTATCTATGCCAACTAAAAATTTCTTATAAGTTGTAATATCACTATAACGATTTTTCAATTGTTTTATCATTATTTGCCCCTCTTCTTCTAATGCCTCATTACTAATGATAGCAAACATGAAATCAGCAGTAGCGGGGAGACCGAAACTTTCACTTGTATCTTCTAATGAGACATCACTGCTCCCAAAACCTTGTCTATTCGTTTGTGTGGCACTCAGTATTGGCACATCTAATTCTACTGATAATCCCCTCAATTCTTCTGCAATAGATTTAATATAACCATACGAATTAGAAAATTGCCCGGGTTTAATCCTCGCGGAAGAACATATATTCAAATAGTCTATATAAATTATATCAGGTTTGAAACTTCTCTTTAAGTTCAATTCATTCAACAATGCCCTAAAATGATTAGAATTTGCTGCTGCGGTAGGATATTCTTTAATAATCAATCTACCTTTAACCGTATTTTTTAATGTTTCCATTTTTTTCTCATACAACGATTTAGGTAAACTGACCAAATCGCCTAACGGTATATTCAATAAGTTAGCATCTATCCTCTCTGCTATCCTCTCTTCTGCCATTTCTAATGTGATGTATAAAACATTATATCCTTGAGATATACAATTGGCAGCAAAATGACACATGAATAAAGATTTTCCGACACCTGTACCCGCAAGCGCGATATTGAGCGTCTTAGATGACAACCCACCTTGTGTAATCTTATTAAAATATTCGAGATCAAAGGGTATTTTTTTTTCAACTTTATGATAAAACTCATAGCGTTCATCAGAATCCAGGAGATAATCATGTCCAATATGAGGATCAAAGCTAACAGAAAGTGCATCAGTAAGTAGTTTAGGTATAGACCCCTTGTCTTGTTGTGTGTTTTCTGGCTCATCTAAAATCTTAATAGAGTCAACTACAGCATTGTAAATTGCCTTATCTTGGCAGAACTTTTCTGTCGTTTCAAGTAACCACGTCAAATTAGGAGACTCTTCTTTTTCTCTTTCTGCTTCTAAATGATTTAATATACCTACAACCTTCTCAAACTCTTCTCCCCTTAATGATGAATTATCTATTTCTATGAGTAGTGCTTCTTTTGTGGGTAAATTGTTATATTTATTGATGAAGGTGTCCACATGACCATATAATAATTTATCTACATGATCAATGAAATACTCTTTATTAAGAAAAGGTAAAACTTTTCTCGAATATTCATCATTATGAATTAAATTTTTCAGTATTAGTTGTTCAACGTTTTGTGTCATTATGTTTTATTTGTGTGGATAAAATGTCAATAACCCAAGCACCTAAACGCCTCTCGAAATCTTCACCCTCTTTATCAGGTATATTTTCTATAACATTTTCGGGACTTACTTCTATTTCATACTCATATGTGCAGTCTATGGAATCATCTTCATTGTATTCGTCTGCTAATTCAAATTTAGAATATCGTATTACAGCTCCATCAAATACTGAATTGTCGCACACTAAAATACACAGAGATTTATCATCAGGATCATTGGGATTAGTACATATTTGATAAGGTGAATTAACATTTATGGTGTTATTCGGATTAATGTTAATTAGATTTATCATCTAACACCTCTTCTTTTTCGGGAGTATTATCACCATAAAGGAAAATTGTCTTTGCGTGTTGATTTATTTTTTCCAACACATCTTCCGTAAAATATTTTTCGGGCTCGTTTAGAATAGCCTTTCCGAAAATTTTAGAACCATCTGGCATCTCATATCTCGTAGATACTTTGGTAAAGATTCCTGCGTCTTCAGCTAATTCTAAAAGCCCGTAATACTTATTTAACCCCTGGTCATATCGTAATAAAACATCAACTTTTTTGTTCTCTTTGGTTAATCGTGATTTATAGTTTTTACAATGTATCACATTTCCTACAACATCAGTCCCTTCCTTCTCTTTTCTTTTAGAGAGGAATATAATAGTTGAAGCGGCATACTGAATTCCTGAACCTCCCGACATCACATCTTGCGGAAACATCGACCCCATTTGTTTATATGTGTGATTTGTAACCAACAACGGAATTCCTGCCTTACCGAGTTTTAGTGTCAATACTCTGAAAGAACCTTTGACTAATTGTGCCCTTGTCATATCCTTTTTTTCACTGCCATCGGATATATCAGCAACTTCTTTCGTAGTGGACAACATACCCAATGAATCCAAACACATCATTAAAGGTCTATCTTCTGTATGACTCTCTACTACTTTAAGTGCTTGGTGGGTAAATTCTTGTATTGTTGTGACTGGAAGAATTATCATGCGTGAAGAATCAATTCCTCGTTCTTCTATCATTTGCTTAGTAATGGCAGATTCAGACTCAAAATAAAGAACACCCCCGCTAGGATTATCTGCCAAAAACTGTTTGACAATACCCAACACAAAAAAGGTTTTTCCTGTTGCAGTTTCTCCAGCAAATGCTGTAATTTTGTTTGACGGTATTCCTCCATGAATATCTCCAGAAATTAGTGCATTTAAAACATAGCTCCCGGTATCAATATATCCCGCAACGTCACCAGCTTCCACTCCATCAGAAACTTTTGCTCCAAATTCATTACCAGTTGCTTTTAATAAAGCATCAAAATAATTATCCATTTTCTCCTTTTTATATTATTATAACATCAAGTAAAGAAATTGTCAAGACTTGATCGCCGTTCAGTGTCCCATCCAATCACATCCAAAACACCTTTTAACGGTTCCAAAAAAGCCTTTGAAAATTGTGTATCATAATCTATATATTTCTCTAACTCAAGTTCTTTAGGTAAATTATGTAATATCGAAATAACTTTATCGCCCACAGGATTAGGGTCCTTCAAATATGCAAATTTAATCTTTTCGCCTTCCTGTATTAATGGATATTTCTTAGTGAGTTTATTTTTATTTAATGTGTGATTATAAAGTAAAGAACCTTTAACATGTATCGGTGTACCCTTCTTATAAATCATTGCAGAGTCTTTATATTTTTTGAGATTATTTACCGACCTCGGAAAAGCAATATCCTCCATATTCAAATTACAGAACTTTTGCTTGAATGACTCAATATAACTAATCATATTTTCCTCTGTTCCTGAAATAATAATATTAAATATTTCTCTTAATGCTTCACGACAAGATGAGGGTGTAGAACTTTTAACTGCACTAATACCTACTATTTTTAATTTAGGTTTCTCATATCTTACACCCTCAGAATCATGTACGTTTAGAATATAATGTTTTTTAGCTATCCAAATTCCTGTATCTGCAATAACTTCACGTTTCATGACCATTTTCTGTTGATACGCATTTACATATTCAGCAAGATCGGTGTAACTATTTTCAATAACTTCTTCTATTTTTTCGCAAGCTTTATCTAAAAAATCTACTATTTTAGTTTTATCAGTAAGACCAACTTTGGTTACAAGAGAGTCTAAACAGACATATAAACTATCAGTATCCATTGCTACAATATAATCTTTATCATCTGACCCTAATGTAGTGTTTAAATACTTGTTTACTGCATTTTCTGCCCATTGGACAGATAATTGTCCTGCACTGGTTACGGCTTCGGCATTACGTTCTTCATAAAACCTAAAAAATCTGTTACCTTATTCAGCCGAGAGCACCATACGCAGAATTGAGTGCAATTTTTAGGTTCAATTGATAACTATGATACCTAGAAATTTTACCACTCAATTGCGCATGTAGCTCTCGCAATTCCCCTATATTATAATGTTGATAATTTTCCATATTACTTTTTTATACACCTCCAATTTTTACCTTTGCCTTTTTTAACTTTTCGTCTTATAATATTATGCTCTTCTGGATATTTCCTTTTCCACAAGAATTAATTCTTTTTGGGTGTCAAGTAACTTCTTTTTATATCTCACCCTATCATTATACATCTTCTCCATTAATTTAGGGAGAAAACCCTGTTTATCCCTCCGATAAACAGAACCATTAGGTGTCACTGTTATGTCCTTCTCTTTCCAGGTAGAAGTATCAAACTCTTTATTCAATAATCCACTAACTCCTATGGTATTTTGCCAAGAACCCAACAACGT